CAAAGATGACATCTCCAAGCGTGGTCATCAACTCCTCGGTGATCGGCAAGACATTAGTTGTCAAAAATCCGAGGGCGTCGGTGACGGCTGGAATAAATCGACCGCCGAGCGCGTCCATTTGCTCCCCAAACTCGATCTGAGCAGTCAGCAACTTGCCGCCCACACTGTCAGCAAGTTCTTCCGCAACAGGAAGGAACTTCTCGTTCGCTTGCTTCAGGATGTCGGTGACGGTGGCGCCCTTTTCAATCGGTCCGATCAGCGCAGCAAGTCCACGAGTTGTTCCATTGGCAGCCTTGCCGATCAACCCCATCACGGTCGCCATATCCTTGCCGGTCACGGACGAGATCGCAGCGGCAGTGGCGTTCGCCTTCAACAAGTTGTTCTGACCCTTGAAGAATCGTGAGCCGACCTCTAGCCCAGCGCGAACATCGTCGTCGGTCTTGCCGAATCGCTGGAACGCCTTGATCTGCTCCTCAATCTTTGGACCAATCTTGTCTAGCTCAAAGCCTCGCGCCTTGAGTGCAGCGTTGGTGAGGATGGTTGAACGCTGATCCTCAATCGCACCCTTGACGCTTGCGACCACAAAGCCAGCAAGAGCAGTAGCTGCCACGGCTGCGCCAGCGGCAATCGCCTTGAACGCAGCGCCAGCGGAGGACTGGAGTCGGCCCATTGCCTTGCCGATGTCGCCAATCGGTCCTGTGGCGGCGTCCTTCGCCGCGATGACGAAGTTCGCGGAACGATCAGACCCGAATGCCATTACTCACCTTCTCTTGAACTTCAAGATCGTGGCGCGAAATGCGCCGTTGTTGAAGAATGATTCTACCGTCTTCGCCATCGCCTCCATCGCAGTCTTCTGGTGCGCTTCGTTCTTGGAGACGCGGGTGACGAATGGGTTGGCTGGAACTGCCTTGACTGCCTTCGGCCCGTTCTTAGTCTGGCGCACGCCGCTGATCCCAGAGGTCACAAACCAGCGATACCACGCTCCACCACTTCCACCATCTCGGCTGCGTCCAGCCCTCGGACCGACCACTGCCGCAGGCGTGTTGAACCGTGCGCGGCGTGCAGTGACCGACTTGCGGAGGCGCCCTGGCGTCTTGGTGGTCCTGCCGACTGGAGCCTCTGCCCGCATCGGCTTTACCATCGTCCGAGCTGCGTTCAGGGTCGCAATGCTCAGGAGGCGCTTGTAGGCGCTAGGGTTTGCGCCTTCAAGGAAGCCGAGCTGCAATGCCTTGTAGTTCGAGTCCACGTCAAAGGAGATCGTCAGTCGATCAAGCGAGTTAGCGGCCACGACGCTCCTTTGGCTGTAGGTCGGACATCAGCATCAGTGTACGAAGGAAGTCTCCGCTTTCCCACTCCAGCACTTCGTGCGGTGGGATGTGGAACTTCTCGGCAATGAGGTGTGCCGCGATTAGCGGGTGCGGCGTGAGCGAACGACCCGCCGCCAGCCGCTGGGCGTCGAGTCTTATCGAGGGGGGAGTGCTGCGACTGCCTCCGACCACTTCTCAATCGTCTGCGTCAGTGCGTCCATCGGCGAGTCAATGATGCTCTTCGCCGGCTCGTTGTCGTCGGTGAGGAAGTTGTGCTTGGTGATAAGGCGCTCAATCGCCTTCATCGCGCGCTCCGCCTCACCACTTTGCAGGTCAATAAGAATCCGAGCAGGAACGCCCTCTGCCTTCATCGTGGCTGTCCAGCCGTCAAACGGCGCGGACAGGGTGATCTCAACGGTGCGGAACTGTGGCTTGCTCTGGCTCATCTAGCCTCCTCCTCTGCTACTAGCTTGAACTTACGGCAACGCCGCTAAGTCGCTATTCACGACGATGCGAAGGCTCTTCGCGCTCACCGTGTCGTAGACCAGCGTACCAGTCACGGCCATCGTGGTCAGACCATCTTCGGCGCCAGCCATCTGCTGAACTTCCGTTGGGACGATCATCGCAAGGATGTGTGCCGAGTAGGTGCCGTTGCTCCACGTCAGTCGCACGCCCTTCGGGGTCGCTGCCTGATAAGCGTCGTACCACGTAGAGACTGCGCTCGAGGTGCTGCTTACCGTCATCGTCAACGTTCCAGTGAACGGGTTGCTTTCGCTGTGCGTGCTGAATACGGTCGTGCCTGCAAGGTAGGACTGGCGCGTGATGCCTGCATTGAACTCCAACGAGAAGTCAAGCAGGTACTGGTATGCCGTGCCGTCAGCCGTGCCTGGGAAGGTTGAGCCGTGCTGGAAGGCGTTCCAGAGGCGTCCCGCCATAAACGGCGAGGTTGGCGTGCCTTCGGCAAGCGTCGCGCTGTTCTTGGCGATCTGCTGCGCGAAAAGGTTCGCGCTCAGGTTCGTAAGTCCGCTGCGGTCAGCCGCGATTGTGATGGACTCTGCAAGGCAGTAGTTCGCCGCGTATGCCTGCGTGCCGTCTGTTGCGATCAACGTGTAAGAGGTCGGCGAGTTCGCCGCCGTCATCGAGTAGTCGTAGTCCCACTCGTATGGCGCAGCCGTGCCTGAAGGCGTATCGGTGCGCGTCATTGAGAGCCAGAGTGGAAGTTCGCCGACGCTCACGGCAGGGACCGTCGCGCTGAGGGTTGGCTCAACGGAGATGATCGTGCCGGTCGAGCCGATGAGTGGGTTGCGAAGTGCAACGGATCGCTCGGTGCCAAGTTCAATCGTTGTGCCGTTGCTGATCACGCCAGTTGGCGTCACGAGCAGCTTGCGGCCGCCGCTGGTCAGCGTCGGGATGGTTCCAGGCGTCGCCTCCTTGAAGGCGACCAACTTGCTGAACAGTACGTTTCCTGCGGATGCGGCTGGCATTATTCGGTCTCCTTGTCTTCAGCCGCAGTCGCGGCACGCTTGGCGATTCCTGCTGCGATCCAAGCCTCTGCCTGAACCACAGGTGCGCTGATGATACTACCGTCCGACGGCAGACCAGCCACGAACTCTCCCTGTGGGATTGAGCCTGGCACGAACTGCACGTCAATGTGGCTGATCACTGGATAGGTCAGCGGCTTCTTCAGTTCAGGCACTTGTTCCAATCGCCTCCACACACGCAATTTCCACCGCTGCGGAGATGGTCAAGAAGTCTTGATCTCCCCAGGTGTCAGTTCCCATTGTAGTGCTAACGACGCTCGCTTGAGATACGCCGCTCGTATTGTCAAGCGTCACGCCGTCAATGAAGGCGTCGCGCAGCCACGTGCGCCACGTCATCAGGTCTTCATACTTGCGCGCAAGGTCAGCCTGCGGCATCAGGTAGAGCGTGACGTTGAGGGTCAGCGTGATCTGGCGATTAGATGCGCCGTAGGCAACGGTGTCGTCGCCAGGGATGATGACCACCGCCGGTGCGACGGCAAGGTTGTCTGGCGGGTAGGCGTGGACAGCCCGAAGGTTGTAACCAATCGGCGCAGGCGTATTCAAGAGATGATCGCGAAGCCCTTCGATCACGGTCTTGTCTGCAAAGCTCATCTGAGTAGCGTCGCAATCTCTTCTTCAGTTAGTCCAAGCGCGGCAAGTTTTGCGCCAGCACTTACCTTATTCGGATCCTCTGATGGGAGGACTAGCGGTTCTGGCGCAATCCATTGCCCATCAACTTTTCGCCATCCAATGCCAATGTGGTCTTCTGCCTGCTCAATGACGGCACCGTCTGGCGCGATCCATTCTGATTCACCATCCCATACAACAACGTTCGTAACCAGATCGTTTTCAATTACAAGGTATCGGCTCATCCAATCACCCACACTCTCACGCGGCCATTGCCGCCAACTCCACCAGCACCAGATGTTTGACCGTTTCTTGCGGCACCACCGCCTCCACCGCCGCAGCCAAATGCTCCTGCTGCGCCTGCGCCGCCGGTTCCACTCGCGTGACCGCCGCCTCCACCGCCGGCAGATGAACTTGCAGTTCCCCCTGCACCGCCAGTTGCAGTTCCAGCAGCGCCACCATTTCCAACAGTCACCAGACCAGCGTAGGAGGTCGCCTGATGTGATGAGTAGTCTCCATACCTCTTGCCTCCTGGCTGACCGGCGCTCGCCGTGTTTGAGGCGTTGATGTTCCCACCTGCTCCACCCCCAGCGCCGACGACGCCGGAATTCGCGCCAGCAGATGGCGTGTCACTAAATCCGCAAATTCCACCCATTATCCATCGCGGCTGAAGGTTTCCAGATCCTGCGCCGGTGAAAATTAGCGATGCGGTTCCTCCGACACCTTGTGTTGTTTGAGGAACAACATCATCTACTGCCATAAAAGAGTTCATTATCATTGGCTGCGTTTTTGCGCCAGTATTTCGTCCAAAATTCAATGCGCCAAACGACGTCACTCCACCAACGCCACCCGCTCCGCCTGCTGCCGTATTTGCGCTTGTCGCCGTACCGGCAGCACCACCTGCGCCAATGGTGACGCTTACCGTGCCGCCAGCAGTTCCGATGTCGGTCATCAAGTAATTGAAGAGGCCATACGATCCTCCGCTTCCGCCATCTCCTCCAACGGCGGCTATGCCAGCGCCACGAGTGCTACCGCCAGATCCTCCGCCGCCAGGATTTAGCACTTCAAGAATTACGATGGCACTTCCAGATGCGGATGCTGGAATGACGAACGAGCCGTTCCCAGTGAACTCCTGGTACTTGAGGATGCCGCCGCCTGCCGAGATCGTCGTCCACGCAGGAACGCCAGCCGAAACTCCCAGGACTTGACCAGCGGTTCCAACGCCGAGTCGAGCAACGGTTGCGCTACCACTTGCATAGAGCAAGTCGCCAGCGGTGGTGACGGTGTTCTTCGGAATCGCGGTTCCAGCCAAGTCGTAGGCTGACTTGACGCTGTTGGGCGTGGCTGCGGTCGTGGTGCTTGTGCTGCTCGTGGAGTCCGTGAGCGTTGTGACGCCGTAAACGTCGCCAATTGCGGCAGTGCCTGGAACTACTGGGGTTGTCCACTGCGTGTTGTAGTCCGTTGCGTTGATCTTGGAGAGGACCTGCCCTGCAGTCCCGCCGACCGGCACGCCAGTTCCTGCAGGCCCTGTTGCCCCAGTTGCGCCTGTCGCGCCTGTTGAGCCAGCGACGCCTTGCGGAATGCTGAAGTCAAAGATCGCCGCGCCAGAGCTGCCGACGTTGGTGACAGTGGCGTTTGAGCCAGCCGTTCCAGTGATGACCGTGCCGACCGCGATTGTCGCAGCAGCACCAGTTGATCCTGTCGCGCCTGTGTTTCCAGTATCACCCTTGTCTCCCTTGACAAGCGTGAAGTCAAAGACAGCCGCTGATGACGAGCCTGTGTTGGTGACTGCAACTGCGGTGCCTTGCGTGACGTTGCCTACGGCGATGGTTGCCGCTGAGCCTGCCGCACCAGTTGATCCAGTCGCACCAGTTGCTCCTGTGTTGCCAGTGTCACCCTTGACGAGTACGAAGTCAAAGACCGCAGCGGAGGAGGAGCCTGTATTGGTCACCGCAACGGCAGTACCCTGCGTGACTGCGCCAACGGCGATGGTGGCGGCAGAACCCGCCGCGCCTGTGGCGCCCGTGTTGCCTGTTGCCCCTGTATTTCCTGTGTCGCCCTTATCGCCCTTATCGCCCTTGACAAGCGTGAAGTTGAAGACCGCAGCGGAACTTGATCCGCTGTTGGTCACCGCAACGGCAGTGCCTTGCGTGACGGTGCCAACTGCAATCGTGGCTGCAGAGCCAGCAGCGCCAGTCGCGCCGGTTGCTCCAGTTGCACCAGTTGCACCTGGCACGAGAACAAAGTCAAAGACAGCGGCGGAACTAGACCCAGTGTTCGTGACGGCGGCTGCGGTGCCAGATGTGACGCTACCAACCGCGATCGTTGCGGCTGATCCTGCAGCTC